TACTCGCCAGGGCGAAGCGGCTGTCGCCGCAGATCCCGCGGCGCTATGTGCTACGGACGCGCGCCGGCCAGGGCTACAGCGTCGAGGGGTTCTCGGCGATCTGGCAGCGGCTCATGGCCAAGCATGTTGCCGCCGGCGGCGAGCGCTTCACGTTCCACGACCTGCGGCGGAAGAGTGCCAGCGACAGCGACAGCGTGAAGGACGCCCAGGAGCGGCTCGGGCATGCCGACGAGGCGACGACGCGGCGGTTCTACATCACCAAGCCGGTGTCGGTGAGGCCGTTGAGGTAATCAGTGGGTCGCAGACGAGTGCACGATTTGGGTCTGCCGGTGCGAATATACAAACGTCGCGGCAGCTACTACTACGCCATCCCAAAATCGGAAAAGTGGGTCAACCTAGGGAAGGATATCGAAAAGGTATTCCAGCTTCTTCCAGCGCTCGCTGACGGCGCAGGGCATTTCGATGAGCGTCACCTGGGAGTATTGCTTTCCAGCGCTCGCAAGAATGCGCGGATGCGCGACATTCCCTTCCAACTCACCAAGGCCGACGTCACGGCCTTGTGGATTAGATCGGGTGGTCGGTGCGAGCTGACGAACATCAAGTTCGACACCTTGAACCTCGCGGGACACCGGCGCCGGCCGTTCGTAGCGAGTATCGATAGGATCGACTCGAGCGTCGGATACGGTCCAGACAACTGCCGCCTGGTTGTGGTGGCAATCAACCTAGCGATGAACGAATGGGGCGAGCAGGTCTTTGCAGCGATTGCGTCGCGATATCTTCGGCGTCGAAAATATCGGACGCTAGTCGACAATATCGGACGCCAGCAATGCGGAAGTGGCGCGCCCGGAGAGATTCGAACTCCCGACCTTCTGGTTCGTAGCCAGACCCGCTCTCTGGCCTAACCGTCTGACGAATCAGGCTGATTCGGCGGTTTGAGTGTCCAGTAATTTTCGCCGATTCGCATCGGGAAGTGCTTGTTTTACAGAGGTAGGCCTCAGAATACTGGACGCCTAGCCGCCCGCCTTCCTCGCATCGATCAGCGCCTGCAGCCGCGCTCGCGCGAGGTCATCGGCGGCGACGATCACCGCCCACTCCTCGTCGGTGAGCTCGGTGCGCCCCTCGGTGTTCAGCTTGGCGATCAGGACCGAGATCTCCTGCGTGCGGGCCAGCAAGGCGAGCAGCAGTTCCAGGGCGGCGGTAACGCTCATTTGACACCTCGGGCGTTCAGGTAGGCGATCAGCTGCTGCAGCACGTTCGTGGCGAGCGCCAAACGGCCCTCGGCCGTCGTGACGTCCCCGGCACCGGCGGCGAGCCGGGCGGAGTCGAGCAGCGTGCGGGACTGGTCGGCGAGCGCCAGCACGGCCTCGGCGTCCTCGACCGTCAGGCTGCCCGCCTCGAGCGCGTTGCTGGCGGCATCGAGCACCGCCGTGTGCGAGCTGTAGGCATAGGCGAGGTTCTGGTCGAAGGACCGGGCGGGCTGGATGCCGATCGACGCGCAGCCCGTGAGCAGCACCAGGACCAGGACTGCGGCGAATTTATTCAGTGTCAACACGACGGCCTCCTGTGAAGAAGTAGCCGACGATGGCCGAGACCAGGGCGCCGAGGGCGGCCTGCACCTCGCCCGGCATCGGGACGCTGGCGAACTGGCTGAGCAGCCACGCGACGAGCGTGGCGACGGGGATGCCGATGCCCACCGATGCGACGGTGGACGTGGACGGGGTCTTCGGTTCGGTCATGGGGGCCTCCTAGGCGTTCAGCGCCTGCGAATCGGTCGGGATCGCGCTGCCGAGCGCGTCCGAGTAGAGCGAGTCCCAGGTGGAGCGGTGAGGCTTACCCGGGCGCCAGTTGCGGATGTAGTACTCCCAGCTCGTCACGATCTGACCAGGCTCAGGGAGCGGCTTCGGATCGCTGTACAGCAGCAGCCGCGCGAAGGCGCAGCCGAGCAGGTCATCAGTGAGCATCGCCGCGTACACGGCGTCCGGCGTCGCCTCGATGCCGCGCAGCACGCAGACCGCGTGGGCATGCCTGGCCGTGGACGGGTGGCGCAGCACGCCAGCGATCCCGCCGCCCTTCTCAAATTGCCAGTAGGATCGCGCGGGGCCGCCCATCTGCTGGCGGTACTTGAAGCGCGATTCCTGCAGCCCGATCGCAACCAGCAGCACGGTGGCCTCGAGGCTCGCGAACTTGCCGGGCAGGACCTCGGCGTAGGTGCGGGCGATGATCATATCGGCGGCGGCGCTCATGGCGGCTACAAAATGCCAATTTGATCAAGCAGCGCCACACCCATGGAATTCACAATGACGGCCGTCGCTGTAGATCCATTGCCGGCTTGGGCCTTCGGATAGAGCAGGGTGTCGTTGGCGGGAAGATTGGTCGTAACTTCAGTTGAGTAGGCATTTCCGGACTCGAGATCGTGCAAGACGATCTTGGCGTTACCGTTTCTTGCGAGCTGGATATAGAGATCGAAAACACCACCGGACAACGAGCTCGCGCTGATTCCAAGATCGACCTTGGTTGCGGTGCCGGAGCCGTCGTTGTGCATGAAAAACAAATTGGTGTCTGCTTCGTCTTTTCCGACTCCGATCAGATTGGCGGACGCAGAGGGATCTGCGCCAGAACCAAAGTTAATCAGGGAGTTGATGCTATTGAGGCCATAAAAATGCTTGGCAGTCGCCAGCGTCGTCGTGTACGACACGCGCATTCTCAGCAGGCAACCGCCGACGCTCGGGTTCGTGGTGTAGTTGCGATAAACACCCAGATTTGCCGTAGCCGACCAGCGGAAACCCGCTGTATTATTGGCGGCCGCGTTGCTCGTCAGCTTGATGCTCGGCTGGAATTCCAGGAGCGTCGCCCCGGTCATGTTGCCAGCCTGGGTTGCGAACGTGCCCAGCGTCGTCGGGCCCGAATACCCAAAGAGATCATAATTACCGTCTGGCCGAATGGTGCAGAGCTTCAGTGCGCCACTAAATAAGGACAGGCCGAACGGTTCGTTGAGCGGGGTCAGGAACATTGGGATACCAATATTCCCGATTTGATAGCTGAAGATCTCGACCAAGCCGGCCGCCGGATTGGTCGGCACGGCCTGATCTGTCAGCAATGATCCACTACCGACACCGCTACCTGTTTCCAGAACATCCCAGCCGATTGGCGAACCGGCGCCATACAAATGCAGCGAATTGACATCAATGACGAACGCCACCCAGCCGAGCATCGGCTGAAAATAGACCCATTCCGTTCCGATGTAAGCGGCCACATTGTCTTCTCGCCCGACCCAGACCCCACTGGGCGCCGTGCCCACGATGTAACGATCGCCGTCCACCGGCGAACCTGGCGGCGTGTTGGTTATTGACGCCACCGACAGCTGCACGACCGCATCCAATCGTCGCAATGCTGAATTCAGCGTCAGGTGCGGTTGCGACTGGCTCGCGACCAGCTCAGGCAAGGATAGATTCGGTGTCGTCATAGGGTCGCCTCAGTGGGATAGCCGCGACCGACCGCGGCTGACATCTGGTAAATGCGCACGGTGATGCCGGCCGGCGTCGGGCTGCCGAAGTCCGCCGCCTGCTGCGCCTCGGTGTAGGTCACCGATTGCGTACTACTGGTCAGTGTTCGCAGCGCGTCGCCCGGGCTGCCGGCATCGATGATGTCGATCTCGTATGACTCGGTTTCCTCGGACAGCGGGATATCGACGCCGCTACCAGCGAGCTCAGAGCCGATGCGACCGCGGCGGACCCAGTTGATGATTAGATCGCCGCCACTGCGCTCGCCAGTGACATCGGTCACGGAGAACGGCTCGAGCGCCACGCCTCGTCCGGTGAAATCGACTGCCGTCGCAGCGTCGATCGAAGTGCCCGACAAAACAGCCTTGTGCGGGCGCTCTGTGCCAATCGCGGCAAGATTCATTGCGACGCGAATCAACGCCGAGTCGAGCAGCACGAATCGGTCGTCGTCCTGGCTGCTGCCGACCGCCCATTCGGTGCCACGGCGTCCGCGCAGCAGGCCGGTCAGGCGCCACAGCGCCGGACTGCCAACGAGTTCAGCATCGCGAAACTGAATGATCTCCCAGCGGCCGTCGGCGCCGATCGCCGCGGCGTTCAGTCCGGCAAGCAAAGACATCGACGATATGGATTCGAGCTCGCCGGAATCCATATCGACCAGCAGCTCGTTACCCTCGTCGATAATCGTCGTCGGGCCGCTCGCGAGCGCGGCGGCCAAACGGCCAACCGACGCCTCTTCGGCCGTGGCGGCGACCTCCTCGTAGTTGGCGCCGCCATCCGACGAGCGGAACAGGGCCGCCCCAGCCCAGCTGGTGCCGCCGATCGAGCGGATCGCCGCGTAGTAGCCGGCGTCGTTGTCGGCGTCACGAAGCAGCGGCAAGTCGAGCAGCACGAGCTCGGCGGTGCCTGGGAGGCTGATGCTGGCGCCGCCGGTGCCTGCATAGGCGGCCGGTGCGCCGATCGCGTAGGACTGATAGACGCCATCGTCGTCACGTACCAGTTCGAGGCGCAGCAGGCCGGGCAGTGCGTGGTCGATGTTCGTGATCCGCGCCCGCTCCTGGCGGCCGTCGAGGGGTATCGTTCCGGCGTCAGCCGGCTCGAGGTGAAGCCACGACTGATCGACGATCGCACGGATCCGGTTGCGTGATACCCAAAGGTCATAGAGAACGACGTCAGCGATCCGGGCCCCTTTGGTGTCGCTCATCGCCACAGCGACTTCCATGTCGCGAACTTCGACATTTCCGGCGGCGAGCCGCGAGGCGGACTGCTCTCCGGGTTCGTAATTCTGCGCGGTCTGGGCATAGTGCACGCGCAGCCGGCGCGGTAGTTCGACCTCTTGCTGACGATCGCTCTCGGCCGATGAAGGGCGACTGTCCCCGGCGATGTGCGCGGCAAGGTCGTCCGCCGAAAGATCGAAGACCCCAGCCTTGCCGCGGGTCGGCCACTTGAGTACGCCGTTCGATTCGACACAGTCGAACCAGCCATAGGAGCGCAGCGGGCCAATTGCATCCCTGGCGGCCATGACGCGCGACACAACGTAGCCGTCAACGCATTCCGTCAGGTCTGTGACGTCGACTTGATCCTCGGCAAGTCCGCTGCGCTCGCAGAGATCGCGCACGATCTGGCCGAGCGTCACGCAGGAGGTCGTCTCGGGCGCGTAGCTGTACTGCAGCAAGACCAATCCGTCTGCGCCGGCCGCACCATCACCGCTGACAGAAGCCGGTGGGCCGAAGCTCAGCGCGGCGCCGCCACCGCCACCACCGCCGCCGTAACGGCCACCAATGCCACCGCTCTTTCCGGACGCACCCGGCTCTTGTGGCGAAAGGTATCCGCCCACGCCACCACCGCCGCCGCCAGGTCCGGCGACGTATTGATCGGCGTCGATGCCGCTGGCGCCAGCTGTCACACCAAAATTATCATCGATGTCGCTGTTTCCGCCGGCGCCGCCTGCATAAAATCCGTCGGGCGAGTCCGCTCCGTCGCCGCCATCTACACCACCGGGAGATTGAAAAAATCGGCGAGTCCCACCGCCGGCACCGCCACCCGGGCCGAGGCCATTGTTACCGTTCGGTTTGTCGCCTGTGCCGAACCCCTGATCGGCATTGCTCAGCCAAAATGCACCATAGCCGCCGGTCGATGTTGCGCCGCTGCCGCCATTGTTGTCGTTAACTTGTATGTAGTCGCCATTCTGGCCTCGATAGCCTTCACCGCCGCCGCCGGCCGTCACATACACGCCGAAACTGCTCGCGGAGCCCGGCAACCCGTCAGATCCATCTGAATCATAGGCTGAGGAGGCACCAGGCCCACCGTTACCGCCTGACCCAACAATCACGGACTCGGTCGCACCGAGGCTCGCGGCCGCGAACGTCTGCACGGAAATACCGCCGCCACCGCCGCCCTGGCCGCCGCTGACAAACGAATTGGCCGCATTGCCAACTGCGCCGCCGCCACCGCCGCCACCGCCGCCGATGCAGGTCACCGTGACCGATACGACGCCGGGTGGCTTGGTCCACTCGAAGACGCCCGGCTCTGTGAATGCCTCTAGTTCGAGCCGGCCAGTGACGGATGTCTCGAAGCGGAAATTCGGGACGCGGTTGCCGTAGCTCTCGAGCTGGAAGCTGCTGAACACCACGTAGACCAGGTCGCGGAACGCCGAGACGTTGCCGACGCCCTCGAAACTCTCGATTGTCGGGTCCGGCAGCTGGTCGGCGGTGCCGAGATAGATCTCGGTATTAGCGAGCAGCTCGGTGCTGGCCAGAATGCGCGCGGCGTAGTCCGCGTCACTCTCGCCGGTGAGTTGCTCGCGCACGTCGTAAATCAGCTCAGCGTCAGCCCAGATCCGGCTGATGCCGGAGATGGGCCCCTCGCAAACCCCGACCGCGCAGTTGACCGAATAGCTGAAGGTCTTGGTGGTCTGTGTCGGCCCACCCTTGCCGCCCTGCTTCTTCTTCGAGACCTTCTCGATGATCCCGCTCGACCAGATCACGTTGCCGGCGATCGCGTAGGTGCCGTAGACGATCGGGATCGGTGCCCCGACCGCCGAGGACTGCACGTTCAGGTCGTTGAGTCGCGGGCCGCTGACGGTGCCGAGGTCGGTCGGGAAGAGCGCCGAGCCCGCCATGTTGCCGAGCGTCGCGCCGATCGCCCAGCCGACGCCGGGCAGCACGAAGCCGAGCGCTGCTCCGCCGATCGTCAGTGCGGCCTGGCCGAAATTCGACACGTCAGTACTCCACGCCCGGCAGCGCCCATGCGCTGTGCGTCATGCGGATCCAGCGCCCGCGGTAACCGTGCTCGACGACCCGCCCGACCGACTCATAGGCGTGGATCAACGTCTCGCCGGTGCAGATGGCGACGTGCGCGGCGATCTTGGTCCAGGCGATCACGACGAGCGCACCCGGCACGGCCTTCGGGATCGGCCGGCAGTGCTCGCGCAGCCGCTCGACGAGCTCGCCGGTCGGCAGGCGGCCGTAATTCGCGATGTCGAGCCGTTGATCGAACAGCCCGAGCGACTGGCCGACCACGATCGGCAGGCCGACGCAGTCGATGCCGCTGTAGTCCCGGCCCTGGTGGCGAAACGGCACGCCGACCCAGCCGCGGGCCTCGTCGATGACGATCTCCGGGCTCATGGTTCCTCGAATTCGACGTCACGCGGCCAGTTGAGGAAGCGCGACGGCCGCGGCTTCTTCTCGGCCGTCTGGCCACCGAACGCCGCGAGCTCGCCCATGCCCGGCACCCAGGCGCCGTGACCGCGGAAGTTCACGAGGTTCGCAAAACGGCCCTTGCACATCGCCGCGGACTTGTCACAGCCAGGACGGATCGAGAACGTGTCGCCGACCTCGATGTCGTAGGGCATCGGCAGGTAGAGCAGGATGTCGCCGGGGCTGCCGATCGCGTCCTGCTTCACCTCCATGCTGAAGGTATCGTTGGCGCCCGACGTCCAGGTGACCAGGCCGCCGTTGAAGTATCCCGCCTCGCCGAGCGCCGGAGAGCCATAGGCCACGCTCGCCGAAAACTGGCGATTGCTGCCAACGGCCGTGACGGTGCCGGTGATCGTGAGCGCGTCGATGTCGATGCCGCAGCGCGTGTCGCCGAGCTCCGCATCGCAGCTCGAGCCATAGGTCCGGACAATGTTCTGCGTCAGGCGCTGGGCGAGGCCGCGCAGCTCGGTCCGATACTGGCCCTCGGCCGTGCGGCGGATCTCGCCGATGTTGCCGGTCCTGAGCACGATCTGCCCGTCGTCGGGCGCCTGCCAGTTCACCATGAACAGCACGACGGAGGCGTCGTCAAAGAGCCCGGCCTCGATGTCCGCGGCCGACAGGTCGACCAGGCTCAGGTCGCCCTGATTGATCGCGCCAGTGACCTCCATGTTGTCGACGCTCATGTCTGAGGTCGAGCGCACATCAGAGCCGGTGATGCCGGCGTGAGCGAGGTAGGTGCCGGCGTAGGGGTTCGGCGGCGAGCCACCGGTAACAATCGTCAGGTCCTGGTCGTGCTCGGTGCCGAGGATCAGCACGCCGTCGCGGCGGGTGATGCGCCAGCAGACGGCGAGCGTGGTGACGTCGCCCTGCAGATGAGTCTGCAATGCGACGGGAAGGGTTCTCACGCCACGCGATCCTTCATCAGGTGCTGCTCGGTCCACCACAGATCCGAGTGCTCGGCCCGTTCGTAGCCCGGCATGAACGGCATGCCGAGCGTGTAGTGCGCGAGCTGAACGCCCGCCGGCTTCGGCTGCACGCCGACCAGCCAGTTCCAGGTGTTCGGCAGCTCGCCGACTTCGGCGTCCGTGAGCCAGCAGAACTGGTGCAGGTCGCGGCCCGGCACGGAGTTCAGCATCTTGAGCGTCAAGCCCTGGTTCGACGGGTGGTCGCAGTTGAACAGCATCACGCTCGACCAGTTCTTGCGCCGGTAGCGGGTCTGCTCGCAGCCGTCCATCTTCGTGCCCTCGTCGCCGGCGTGCTCGTGCTTGACGCACATCACGGCGTACTTCGGGTCGGCCAGGGCGAACAGGCGCGCGACGTCGCCGAGGAACAGCATGTCGCAGTCGATGAACAACGCCCAGCCGGTCTGCGCGAGGATCGGCGTCAGGAATCGGCTGTTCGAGAACTCCGTCGAGCAGGGCGCGTCCGAGAGCACGTCCCACAATGAATGCCGGTGGATCCGGTAAGGCCGCTGCGACAGCCCGCAGGCCTGCAGCTTGTCGAGTTTGAGTGGCGTCACGACGACGGGCCGCGAGGCGTGCCGGCGCAGCGAGAACTCCGCGACCTTGTAAGCCTCCTCCTCGCGCGGGTCGTAGCCGATGTAGACCTTCAGCGCGGTCATGAGTACGCGACGCACTGCTCGCAGACGGTGCCGGTCACGTCGCGGCGCAGGTGCGCGGCGCGGATCGTCTGGAACTCCGGCGAGTTCCACGCCTCCATGAACGACTGGCGGGTCAGGTCGCCGACCTGGAACCGGCCGTCGCTGTCGAAGCAGCACAGGCTCAAGCCGCCGTCTGCCCGCACATGTCCCTCGGTGAACGCCGACCAGCAGGGCAGCGGCTCGCGCATCGCCTCGAGGCGGCCCTGGTTGCCGGCGGTCGGCCGGTAGCCGAGCTCGGCCTCGCGCTGCACCGCGATCGCGCCCATCGAGTAGAGCGGGAGCCAGTAGTGCTGATCCACGAACGGCAGGACGTGCTCGTCGAGCAGAGCCTCCATCTTGGCCTGCTGCTCGCCGTCGTAGCGAATCGAGGAGGCATAGAGCCGTGTGCCATACCCGCCGGCGTTGCGGATGTCCCACGCGGCCTTGACGTTGGCGAGCGCCTTGCGCCAGTACTTCGGCGACACGGCCATGACCTCGCGGAACTGCTTCTCGTCGGCCGCGTTCATCGACCACTTGAGCGAATCGAGCCCGTGCTGCATCAGCGGCTCGACGTGCTCGGGTGTCGAGAGGCTGGCGTTCGAGGTCAGGAATACATACGGGAACTGCAGCTCGCCCTTGACCCACTTCAGCGCCTCGAGCAGCAGCTCGGGCGCCATGAAGGACTCGCCCAGGTAGAAGAGCCCGATCTCCTCGACACCCGCCTCGCGCATCTCGGTCGTGACGCGGCGGAACAGGTCGAGATCCATATCGCCGTGAGGCTGCACTTCCCGGGTGCGCAGCGCACAGAAACCGCATCTGTAATTGCAGCGGCCCGTGAGCTCGATCTTGACGGAGCGCGGCGCCGGCGGAGCGGCGAACCGGTGCGTCTCCGGGATCTTCGTGATTGCGTCGATGCGCTCGGTAATGCTCATGGCCACACCAGGAAGTAATCGCCACCGTGACAGCCCACGGACACCATGCCGAGCTTCTCGAGCCAGCGCAGCGCGCCGTTCGGCTTCAGCCCGAGCCGGCCGTCCTCGCCCTTCTGCTCGACGACCATGACCGGCCGGCACCGCTTCAGCGTCTCGATTGCGCCCTCGACCACGGCGAGCTCGTGGCCCTCGACGTCGATCTTGATCAGGTCGACATCGACGAACCCGAACGAGTCGAGCGTGTTCATCGGCACGTCGCCCGCGCCACTGACCTGCGTGTGCCCGCTGTGGCCGTCGTAGAGCTTCAGGCCGACGGATGCCTCCGCCTTGCCGAGCGCCACCTGGCGCAGGTGCGCATTCTTCGCGGTGACGTTCCAGCGCCACAGGTCCGCCACGATCGGGTTCGGCTCGAACGCCATGACGAACTGGAACGCCTTCACGAGCTCCTTCGACCACAGCCCGACGTGTGCGCCGATGTCGACACAGCGCCGGCGCCGCTCCGGCGGCAGCATGCCGAGCGCCCGCTCGATCTTGTGGTACTGGTAGGTCAGCTGGCCGTCGACCTCGCGCCGCTGGTGCACCTCCATCATCTCGACGAGGTGCTTCTCGTTGGCCGGCAGCCAGACGCCGCCTACGAGCTGGGCATTCGGAGGACCGATGCCACTGCCGTCCGAACAGACTCCGGCGTGATTCGTGACCACGCGCGCTGGCAAGCTGGGTGCCTGATTCTCCATCCAAGTGCCTCGGGGTCGTCGACCGCCAGGTTGTTGTGTGTCTCGTAGCCGGTGGTCGCCGGCCGCAGGTAACCGCCGAACAACACGACGACCCGCCGGCCGAGGGCCGCGGCGACGTGGTGCAGCGCACCCTCGGGCAGCACGGCCGTGGCGCAGCCGGCCATCAGGTTGCAGGCGTCGGCGAAGTCGCGTGTCTCGAGCCGGATGACGCCGGCGAGCCACTTCGTGCCCGGGTTGCCGAGTTGGGCCCAGGGCACGTCGGGATAGCAGCGCACGAGCTCCTGCCAGCGGCCCCACTGCTTGTTCGGGCTCGCCGTGGCCTTGATGTGCGGCTCGACCAGGACCAGCCCTTCGGCCCGCGGGTCCGGGCGCACGTCGAACAGCTCGCCGGGACTCGCGCGCCAGGTGGTGAACGCCCAGCGGTCCTTCGTGGTCCGCTTGTAGTCGATGTAGGGTCGGCAGGCCGGTCCGTTCGTCAGCCCCGGGAACTCGCCCGGCTCACCCGGCCGCGCGATGTAGCTCGCCCGTTCCCAGAGCGGGTGCCAGCGGCGCCGGCCCGTCTTGTCCAGGATCGCCACCTTCTGCCTGGCTGCCTTCGCCTGGCCGATCGCCAGGACCTCGTCCCCGATTCCCACTCAGACGCTCCCAGGCCTCGCCAGAGCGCATCTCGGCCAAGGTCCATTGATGGCCCGCGATGCGGGCGAATAGCTCCCTGCGCTCGTCCTGCGTCGGGCGGTAAGGGTTTTCGATCCGGTGCCATGGCGTCGCCAGGCGCGCGGCACAGAAGGTCGGCTCGGTGACGATCACCGGCACGCCGGCGGCCAGGGCGTCGAGCGCCACGGCCGACGAGTGCGTCACCACGATCCAGGCATTGGCCAGCGCCTGTCCGATGGACGGCTGGCGACGCATGCGGCCAATTGGCTTGTGCCGCATCACGATCGGGCGCCGGGTGACGGCGCGCAGCTGGCCCTGCAGCCGGTTCACGTACTGCTGCTGGCTCATGCCCGCCCAGCGGGCGTAGAACTCGGGCGACTGCAGCGCGACCAGGACGTGCCGGCCGCCGCTCCTCGCCGGCGCGAACTGCACGCCAAGCCGGTCGAGGCGCGCATAGTCCGGCTCGCCGGTCCCGTCGCACCATAGCCGCCGGTGGCTGATCCGGTGGTACTCCATGCGCCGCCAGTAGGCGTGGTCGACCTCGTACCAGTCCGTGACCACCGGCGAGCGCATGACCGCGCGCTGGTTGTCGGCCATGCCGGAGACGATTGCGATGCCGGGTCTAGGCTGCCAGTCGAACACGACCTGCCCGCCCGTGCCCTCAGCCAGTGCGCTGCAGAGATCCTTGCTGTACTGCTTCCTGTGATCCGCGTAGCAGGTGACGGAAGGCGTATCCAGAGCCGATCTCCTCGACGGACCACATCGCCCAGGCGAGCCGGGTCAGGAACTCGCCGCGGTCGCCCCGGAAGGGCTCGCCGAGGACCTTTCCGAACGGCCGGGCGGCCGGTGCGCCGATCCACTGCGGCAGGCCGTGATAGACCGGCACGCCGTAGAGCAGCGCCTTGATCGCCGCCCCGCTCCCCCAGGTGACCGCGAAGGCAGCTCCGTTGAGGTGCTCGTACAGCGACTCGTTCTCCTGGTGCCGGCCGGGATGACCCCGCACGACCACCCGATGCCCCATCCGCTCGAGCAGCTGCGCGGCCTTTTGGTGCCAGCCCGACGGCTGCGCCACCAGCGGCGAGCCGATGCCGCGCTGCGCGAAGACGAGCGCGTAGCCGTCCTGGTTGCGCCAGGGCCACCAGTCGGGCTCGAAGATCTCCGCCCGTTCGGCCCCGCCGACCGGCCAGCGGCCGACGCCGTTGTGCTGGTTGAGTGCCAGCGCGTACCAGGCTTTCCCGCGCCAGTCGCGGCCGAGGTAGCCATTCTCAGCGACGACGACGGTCGCGCCGGCCGCCTCGTAGCGCTTGGCGAGCTGGTCGGTCGCGCCGTAGCGGCACCAGACCAGTGCCAGGTCGCCGGGCTGGGGCTTCGCGAGCTCAGGCCCCAGCTGGTAGCCGCAGCTGCGGAGGCCGTCGCAGAAAGCGTCCCGCCGGTACAGCGGCGCCTCACGGACGGCGACGTAGGCCCTCACCGCCGATTCTGTTGGTTGTCCAGCAGCGTCTCGATCCGATCGAGGCGCTTGACGATGTCCTGCTTCAGCTCCCCCTGGTAACGCTCCATCTGGGTCGCGCGCATCTCGAGGGTGCTTAACCGCGAGGCAGCCTGCAGCTCCTCGAGCTGCTGCATGCGGCGGTCCATCGTGTCGAACCGCTCCATCATCTGGCCGGTGCTGAAGACCAGCGACAGCACTAGGGCGCCGTCGACGATCAGGGAACCGAGCGGCACCCTGAAGCGCGCAATATTTTCTGGACTCATCATCACCTCCAAGACAGATGGCTAATCCGCAGAGACGCGGATTTCTTTGAGCGAGAACGAGACAGCCTGCTGGCGGTGACTGATGATCTCGACTGGGAAGGAACCGTCGAAGCGCATCGGCAGATCGAATTCGCCGCCCCAGGTCAAAGTCCCGGCGGGCGTGAACAACAGCGAGACGCGCCCGGTCGTATAGTCGACCGTGTATTCGCTGGTTTCGGTCTTGAGCGTGCCGTTGTCGGCGATGAGGATCGTGCCGCTCACCGGCTTGAAGATCGGCCGATCCTGTGACAGCGCGCCGTAGGTGTAGCGCTTGACGAGCTGGTACTCGGCGGGGCTCGCTCCGACCACGGCGAGCAGCGGGGCATCCGTCGAGGCGGCAGTATCGCCGACGTCGCACGACTTGAAGTCGGTGTAGTCCTTGACCCGGAACCCGTACGCCTGGCCGCCGACCGCGTGATAGAAGCGCAGAAGCTCCTGCACGGCCGGGTCGCCGCCCTCGCTCGGGCCCGCGGTGAGCGTGATGCGCGTGAGCGGGTACGCCCAGTTGCGGTTGCGCCGCTCGACACCACTCGCCCGCTCGATCGTGGTGACCGAGTACATGGGCTCGGAGACGAACCCGTAGCGCGGACAGCCCGGGAAGCGCGGTGTTTCGAGGAAGGACATCAGTTATTCCGGACGTTGGCGCGGGAAGCACCGCGCGCCGCGGCCGCCGCGATCTGCTGTTCCGTGGCCCGCGAGACGGTGCCGTTCGGTGCGTTGATCGTGAAGTTGTTCTGGACGGTCATGCCCGACGAGCGCATGCCGAGCGTCGGGCTGCGGATCGGCGAAGGCATCGCGGCCACGAGCCCGCCCTCGGCGAACCCGGGCATCGCCTGCAACGCCTGCATGCCGACGCGGTTGAACGATTCGAGGAAGCTCAAGGCGCCCGGCTGACGCACCACCTCGGAGCGCGCCACGAATTCTCCCGCGTGGACCAGCCCAGCCGGCTGGTGCTTCCCGCCGGCGCCCGTGAAGCCGCCCTCATCAAATCCCGGGATGCGCTTGGCTGTGATGGCGACTTCGGACAGGCCGGACGTGCCGCCACCACCCCCGAAGATGCCGCCCAGGATACCGGCCGCGGTGCCGAGCCACCCGCCGCCGCTACCCGTGCCGCCGGTGCCGAAGATCTTCTCGGCAATCTGCGCGGCGATCGCCTCGGCGGCCATGCGCTGCAGCATCTTCGCGAACGAGTCGGCGAGCCCCTCGAGTCCGTTCTCGAACGGATCGAAGATGAAGTCCGACAGGATCCCCTGCACGCTGCGGCTGGCCTCCTCAAAGAACACGCTGAGCTTCTCCTGCTCTTTCTCCGGGAAGATCCGCTCGGCCGTGATGGTGATTGGCTCGAGTCCCTCCATCTCGAGGCGGGCGAGCGCCGCGGCGGCCTGGTCGGCCAGGTTCGGGTAGGTCGCGGCGAGCTGCTCGAGCGCGTACTTCGTTTCCTGGTATTGCGCGATCTGCTCTTCGACCGGCGTGCGCAGGCCTTCGATCGCGGCAATGCCCGCCGCGTAGATGTCCTGGTACGCCTTCGCCTGATCCTGCAGAGCGTCGGCGGTCTCGCGTGCGGATCTCGCTGCCGCCTTGCCATCGTCGCCCGTGCCGAGCCCGTAGGGAACATTCGGCACGTTCGGCACGGGCGCAACGAACGGTGCCTCGACGTTCTGACCATAGTCCTTGAGCAGGCCCTGCAGCCGCTTCAGCTCGGCCTGCAGCTCATCCTCGGACCACCACTCGACGATGCCCTCGCGACCGAAGAACCGCAGCCGCTCCGAGGGGTTTTCGAGCGCCGATTGAACCTTGGCGATGTCCTGCTCGATCCGGACCGTGTCGCCCGCGGCGGCGCCGAACCGGATCGCGGCGAGCTCCTCGGCCAGGAAGCGCGTCGTGTTCAGCGTGTCGGCGATGAACTTCGTCGCCGTGGACGCGCCGCGGATCAGCGTCGAGAACAGCGCTTCGGCGCCCGCCTTGGTCTGCGGATCCATCAGCACATCCGACAGTTCGTTCAGCGCTTTGGTGGCCGCCGGCACGCCGGTGTTGACCTCGAGCAGGTCGCCGAAGGCGTTCTGCACGGATTTGAGCGCGCCGCCGAACGTGTCGCGGATGGCGCGCGCCTGGCCGCCGAACTGGACGCCCAGTTCCCGGATGATGATCTCTTGGGCCTTCGCGACCTCACCAGTCTCGACGAAGGTCTTGATCAGGTCCTTCTGCGACGCTGTGAGCTGGATCCCCGATCGCTGCAGCGCCGTGGCGCCCTTCACGGGGTCGTTCAGCGCCTTGCCGACGAGTAGCGCCGCAGACTGTAGATCCATGCCGAGCGCCGTCGAGAGGTCGAGCACCGCCTCGGTGGCGGCCGTGAACTGGTCCCCGCGGACGTTCGTGAACGTGAGCAGCACGGCCTGCATCGCCACCACGGCGTCATCGCCGAAGGCCGTGACGCGC